TCAATAGCAAAGTTCAGCTATTTTCTTTATTTTAGCTACACGTTTACGATTATTCATTGCATTTCGCAGAGGTTCGTACAATAACCACTGAGCAGCTTTAAGTTTTTCGTCAACCTCTCTCCTGCAAGTCCTGTGAGATGGCTTGGCGTATTTATTTCCCCCTCTCGTTTGCATTTTGCGTGGTTTTGCAACTCTGTGATAGTAAGATGCAATCGACAGCTTAGATGAACCATGAGCGTAATAACTTAGTAATATTCCATAGGCTTGTGTGTCAGTGGCGATGACTGAATCTACGACCTGAGAAATCAACATTCCTTCATCGTCATTGCACATAGGTCTTGATGGGGTTTTACTTGGCTCTACTGTTTGCATGAATTTATAAATCATGTTGATCATGCGAATATCGATACGACCAGAATATACCCACGCCCCCCACAGATTTAACCATCCATCTAGCCAGCGAAATTGCTCATCTGTTAATTCCTTCTCTCCGATATAGCTCATCTCGCCTCCGGTAATACTGTGTGATAATCATCATTGGCAGTTGTATATAAAACCCTGACACCATCCATCAGCCCGCTTACCACTTCCATATAATCCATAACCTGCATTACACAGAAGTTAACTCGACCGCCTGATCTGGATTTTAAATATCTTGCTTCTTCAATAGCTGCGATTAAGTCAGTAAACATTAAGCCACCTCCGAATATTGATCCTTTCGCCTTTTCTCATACCAACGGGCCCTACGAGTGAATATTGATTTCATTCGCTTGAGATATTCGATGTCGAATTTACGGACCGTGTTATCGTGCTCTAAACGAGTTACTCGCTCTTCGCCGATTTTATTGATGAGATTAATGCGATATGGAATGAGATTTCCTGACAGGTCCCTATTGCAGTGAACACAGCCAGCGTGAATATTGAGTAAATTAAATCTTAAATGACTTGCCGAACCCCTTGACCTGTAATGACTGGCATCTACGGACCCACCTCTTACTCCATAATTTAAGGGCCGACCGCAAGCAATACATGGCTGACCATAGTCTCGCCAAAAGATGTATTTATTTACTGCCGCTTGGGCCTCTTTGTTCCAGTCTGATTTTGTCTTTAACTTTTCCTTTCGGATCCGCAATATTTTTCTTTCCTCAGATAAACGTTTTTTACGGTCCTTTTCTTCGGTCCGTCTAATTTCATTTGAGGCGAATTTTATTGCGCAGGATGTGGAACAAACTTTTTGGGTAGATAGGTAGGGAGTGAATTCTTTGTTGCAGACTTTACAGGTTTTGAGCTTCGACTTTTTAGCCTTAGCCACTCTTTTCCTCCTTGATTTTTTCCATCACCTCAAGATGCGGATATTCATTTACGCATTCATCGCAAACATAAATTTCATCATCTGTTAGCGGTCTATTGCATGACATGCAGTTCATTTGATTTGTCTCATAGTTAGCCCATAACCAAACACCGCGCCAGTATCGATGTATTCCTGATTAGCGCGCTTTTCGATACCTTTAATCATTGGTGTATGCCCAAATAGAAATAGGTCCGCACCTTTAATCTCACGGACGTTATCGTCACCAATGCGCTCACGGCTCCAAATCACATACTGCTCATCTACTGGTTTGCCGAACTCGTATTCATCGGATGGATAATCAGCATGTGCAATGACTGTCTTTTCTCCATCTGTATTTACTTCTATAATGAATGGCAGTTTCTCTGCTTTGGCTAAACAGGCGCGAGACAAAATATCTTCTTCATAATTTTGCAGAAAAAACCAATTACCACCGTTGTATAGCCAGTTATTGACATCCCCACCATTAAATAAGGCATCAATAGCCATTTGCTCATGATTACCACGCACCGCTCTAAACCATCTTTCGTTAATCAGGTCTAGGCATTCAACATTCTGATCACCCCTATCAATTAGGTCACCAACTGAAATCAATAAATCTTTTTCTTTATCAAAATCAATTCGATACATATTCCTTTTTAATAGATTGAAGCATCCGTGAATATCACCAACCACCCAAATATGGCGATATTGATCCCCATTGATTCGGAGGTAAATTCCGTTTCTTTCTTCGCTCACTTTCTCGCCCTCCGCTTCTGGGCTGCTGGCTTCTCTTTGGGTTCTTCGTTGTCAATTTGCTTACCTTGTGGCTGTAAGCACTGAGGAATAAACTCCATCCACTTTTTCATGCTCTCTAGTGCGTTATTTCTCTTAGCCATAATTATTTGTCCTGCTCCCTTTTCAATTTCATATACTCGCTATCTTCTGGAGTAGTTAGTATTAAACCGAACTGTGATGCCCATGCTTCAACTCTCTGTAAGAAGTGATGCATTTCCCCTTTATCTAGTTTTGAAGTGTGCCTAAGCATCTCTCGTTGCGTTTTTTCACCCGTTAACACATCGGTGTACTCAGTTACTTCAAATCCAAGGTAAGTGGCCTTTAAACTTTCCTTCACCCACGCTTCAGTACAGAACTCACGACCAGACTTAATCAAGTAATCGCTGATTTCTTTGTACCAAACATGGCTTAATGCGTTTTGAGAGAGGCTTCGTTTTGGTTTGTAAGGCTTGATGGTGACGCTGAGTTTTGGGTGGGATTTAAGTAGTTCAATTACGTTGTTATCAAATAGCTTTTTCGTTGATTCGTGTAGACAGAAGTTTTCCAAGTTAACCTCCTTGCATTTCTGCGTATACCTCTATCCAATATTTAGCTTCTTGGATCCATTCTTTTTTCTTTTTGCGGATTTGTCTTTTAGTTGGTTTGCATGGGAATTTATAGTGCTCCTCAATCCAGCCTACATTTATTTTTAACATCCAAAATCTGCTATTCGTATTGAAGTTAACGTAATAGACCATTACTTCTACTGGGTCACTCACTGTTAGCTCTCCTGTTAAACCTTTGCGCTGAATAATCACGGTCAATTTGCATTAATTCTTCTGGCGTCATGTCATCAGAATTATCGGGGTAAATATCGTTATTGTGGGTAAAAGAGAAATCAGCGCCACAATCAGCATTAGTACATTCGATATGATCACAAAGGTGGTTATCTTCTGGGTTAGGCTCGTTCTCGCCACACCATTTAACTTTACTGCCACAAAATGGGCATTTCTTGAGTTCGTTCATACTACAACTCCCACCATTGGTATTTTCGCTTAGCTTGTAAAATTAGCTCTTGCCAAATTTTCACAGCCTCAAGTCTTAATTTGCGCTCGCTCATAATTTACCCTCGATAACCAAAACAGCGATAACCGCCGCTATTGGGTAAGTGATTATTTTGAAATAGAAAATTAACATTTCTTTTTTGGTTGGTTTCTTAACTTGAAGTGCTCGCAGCTTCATTTGACGTCCGAGTAATTTTATATACTCGTTGCTAATCGGCTTCATCATTCACCCTCTGGCATTGGTGGGAGTGGCATCCAGTGCGTTATTGGGTAATCATCATCTTCAATAAACTCATCGTTATCGCCGATAAAATGGCTGTAAGAACGAGACCAAATCCAACCTTCAAAACATGAATCTGAACGCATGAAAATATGCCATACAAACTTGCCATTCCAAAACCATCCTGCGAACACTGGTGTATCTAGTTCAGGTAATCTCTCACTCACCTTAACCCAATTAGTTCCCTGCATTAGATGCCTCCTTTCGGTTTAGTCTTTTAACAAACGCATCAGAATCAATTCTTAAAAGGCGATTCATAACCTTTTCACAACGATATGGTTTGTGCATTTTTCGATTGCGGTCCGCTGTATTTTTCCCGCCCCTCACATATCTACGCTTGCGTATCATTGCCTCATCAGCGTAGAGCCACATCAACTTTTTAAATTCTGTTCCTTTCATCTAAAAATCCTCACGATTCCCACTCATAGCCGACTTTAATTGCCTTGGCTTGATCTAAGGTGTTAGTCATTACTTTTGTGTTTGAAATATCACCCCAGCAATCACACTCGACTGGCGTTAGGTAATATTCATTTTCTATTCCATCATCCGATTTGTAAGTGTGACGAACCGGATCACCTAATACCTTGGTGACGGTATGTGTTAATAAATTCATCTAGAAGTCCTTATGATTTGGTGTGTTAACAACTTGCTTCACCGCCAAGTGAGTCAATGAGTGAGTCGATTAGTCGCGTCATTTCACCTGTAAACAGAGCAAAATCTGCATCAAATCGCTGGGCGATATCTTCTCTGTCGATATCATCGTTTTGCTCTTTTAGCACATCTGAGAACTTGATTTTTTTAAGTGATCCATCGTCGCACAAGGTAAATTGAATTGTTTCATTCCAATCTAGAGATAATTTCGTTACTAATTTACCTGCTTCAATGTGTGAGGCTATTTCGTCAGAAACTAAATCTTGCTTCTTGAATCTGGCAATACCACCTTCTTCTAAAATTGCTTTAAGTTCCGCCTCATCTGTAAAATTAAACCCTTTAGGGATCGTTCCATCGCGCAACCATTCAGTGAGAGTCAGTTCGATTGGTGTTTCCATGGAAAGTGGAACTACTGGTAATGAACCTAACGTTTTTCTCAGTAGTGCTAGTGTATCTTCAGCTCGTTTTGCACTGCTGGCCTCGACAATGATTCTCTGGTTATCGTTATCAATCCAAAGTCTAACTACAGATTCTTTGCTAAAAGCACGGGGTAGTAATGTGTGAATAACTTCATCTTTCAAACTGTCTTTCTCGGTCTTTTTCAGTTTGCGCCCTTGGTAGGCTTCCAGTTTGTCAATCTTGGCTTGTAGTTCTTTTTTGATAACATCAGTGGGTAATATTTTTTCTTCACGCTTAGCCACAATTAGGATCTGATTGCCGACTGAGTGAGTTAGTGCTTCGCCTGTTTTGATGGGATTAGTCCAACCAACTTTCATCATGTCCTGACTTCCACAGGGTGAAAATTCAAGATTTTTTAATTGCGTTTCAAGCTCATCTGCTGAAATTTGAATGTCACGAGTTATACGATATACAATCGCATTTTTGAAAAAGTTCATGTTTATTTCCTTAAATAGATTTAGGGTTAAGATTCAATTTCTTTCTAATTGAAGCAAGGTGTTCTAATGATCTTTCTTTGCTGGTTGGAATGTGTAACTGAGGTATTTGCTTAACTGGCGCTGGAATAGTTTCACCTGATTTGATTCTTGCAGTCATGGCTCTTAACTCTTTGGCGCAAAGCTTCTTAACCTCACTATCCGTTAGGCTTTTACTTCGCATATCAGAGTAAATTTTGGTAACCATCCAGTAGCAAGCGTTTGAGGGCCATTTCATTTCACGCCAGCCACGCATTTTGCAGTATTCTCGATAAAGTTCGTAAAGCTGTTCCTCGTCAGGCAAACCAAGAGCTACGTAATCTTCTTCCTTGCACCACTTGATAAATTGACCAACAGCAGGCCAGAAAGGGTTATCACTTGCTCTAGCATGTCGCATACCGTTTTGAAGTTGCTCTCTGGTAGTAATTCCATTTTCTGCAAAGGCGGCGATCCATTGTCGTTTTGCGTCCATTTCATCATTTGCATTTTTAAAAACGGTACTAACGGATGCAGGGAATAGTTGCTTTAAACTTTTGAATAGTGAGTCAACCATCTTTTCAGCGTTTGAATTGACTACTTTTTTTGTGATATCTCCCTGTGACATTCTGGCTAAAGCGCCCGCATCACGATTATTGATTACCGCCATTAGATTGGTTTTCAAATGAAATCCCTCCATGCCTCCGGCGTGTTCCAGCTACCTTGCTGTGATGTTATTGCCTGATGGTTATTTTTAGGTTTAAACAGCCCTTGCCATCCATTAGCTATGGATTGATTAATTATTTCCTCAGGAGAATAACCCTCTTCGAGGCATTCCAGCAAAAACTTAACCTGTAACTCAAAGGTCTTTTTAGTTTTGAAAGGTTTTTTGATTTCATTCCTGTAATCAATCCAGTTGAACCAAATTTCACGATCTAACCAATCAGGGATAGATTCCTTCTTCGCATCAAATCCCTTTTTCTTTGGTTCATTGACTGGTTCAAAAGAGTGACTGGTTCTGGGTGCAGATTTTTCACTAGGGGGTGGTGCAGATTTTTCACTAGGGTGGTGCAAATCTTTCACCATACCTAGTGCAGATTTTTCACTAGGTGACTCCTGTATCGGATCATCTAAATTTAACTTATACACATTAGATGAATTACCTTTTTCTCCACTGCGATAAACCTTTCTAACCAAACCTTGCTCACATAACGCATCAATATGATTAATAACGCTTCTTCTGCTGATTTCACACTGATCTGCCACATGCTGATAAGACGGGAAGCACTCGCCTTTATCGTTGGCATTATCAGCTAATTTTATTAACACGAGCTTCCTTGATGGATTACCTACTTTTAACTGCATGGCTTTCGCCATTAATATCATGCTCATGCTGCCTCCAATTGCTCTCTAGCCAGTAACCCAGCGATCCACTGAATTCCTTTGGGTGTAAATTTAACTTGTGTGTATGCGTGACCGTTGATTTGATTCTCACCGGTTTTTACATCAAATCGCCCTGCTTCAAGATGCTCTGAATAAGGTGTTAATTTTCCAGCCAGTTTGTACATAATTCGTTTTGAAAGTAGAAACTCTCTAAAGAAGTTCTCTTTTACTTTTAGTAATTTACTTGTCTCTCTAAAACCCAGTAAGCCAGTTGCTTGAACATACCGATCAACAAATTCAGCTTTAGGCGCTGCGATTGCTAATTTCTGTTCTGCTATTTGCTTTTGCTCTGCTAAGTCTGCCGCCAGACGTAAAGCTTCTGGTAGAGACTGAGGAATGAGAGATTGTTTTGATTCTAGCTCTTGCCATCTATCAACTAGTCTTGCTGTAAATTCAGGTGATAGCTGAGCAACAATAACGTAACTATCTCTCTTGTTAATTTGATATACAGAAACCGTCTGGTTTAAGTGATTTTTAACTTCCCCCATTGGGGGGAGTTTGATAACACCTCGTTTTGCAAGGCGTTCGATTGATTGTTTAACCTTGTCATGCCTTGACTCAACCAACTCTGAAATTTCTAAACTACTCATCGTTGGTTCGCCAGTATTTACTAAGTTATTCAATTGATTCATAATGACCTCATTGATTTATTAATGACCAAAGGAAAGCTCAAAATCAGCTTCCCTTTAATACTGGTTATTGATACAGTGTATTTGTTAGTCTAAATGGTTAAGTCCATTTGTTGAGAAGCCTCAGTTACCGCTGGGGCTTTTCTTTTAATCTTTCCCTTCCCTTCAAGAGCCTGAATAACCCTTTCTGCATAGTCACCTTCAAGAACAACTTTCGTTGGCTTATCGCTGATATTTACAGAGTCAGGAGGTAATCCGAACTTACTCACCAACTGGCAAGCTAAATCGAATATTCTGGCTTTATCTCGACTGGATTTTGATGGGTGTATTCCTAGCGCTTTAGCGAGTCCGTTATTACCGACTGAATACATTTGTTGGATGTAAAACGTCATCAATTCGTTTGATGAACACTCTACTTTGATATTTTTTGCACATTCCATTTGTTAAATTCCTTCTTAGATTACTTCCCATATTGGGAACAGCAGTAATGATCCGTGGCTCATTCCATATGAGCGGATTGTTGATACGTTCCACAATGGCGGAACCTAAATTGTGAAAAGAGCGATTAAAACTAAGCAGCAAGTAATTTTTTTTGGCTAATAGCTAGTAAGTCTTCAGCTTTTATTTTCCCTTTGGACAGGGCTTGGATTGTTTTTGCATAATTAGTTTTTCCAAAGAATTCTGTTTTTGGTAGAAAACCGTTATCAATCCATTTATAAACAGCTCGCTCACTTACTCCGCATGCCTTTGCTACTTCTGCAACGCCAATCTGTTTAATTGGCTCCCTTAAATCGTGCATAGAAGTCTCCTTAATGAACTTTCAGTACATATATTAGTTGAACTGACAGTTCCTTTCAAGATGTTTATTATTGAACGTATGGTACAAACTAATAACGTGCGTGAATTATTTGCCAAGAGGCTTGCGCAGGCTTCAAGAGATGCTGGTTTTGATGACCATGGCAAAGCGACAGAAATAGCTAATAAACTTGGCGTAACCACCAAGGCCGTTAGTAAGTGGTTTAATGCCGAATCACTACCAAGACAGGAAGTGATGAATAAGCTAGCTAAATTACTTTCAGTGGATATAGTCTGGTTGCAACATGGGCAAGAAAATGTAAATAATGCAAATGTTAGTAATCCAAGGCCTTATAGACCAGCACCTAAATACCCTGTAATTAGCTTTGTTCAGGCTGGTAATTGGACGGAAGCTTGTGAGCCATACACGCTAAGTGAGATCGATGAGTGGTACGAGTCTGAAGTTTCTGTTCAAGGATCTGCTTTTTGGCTTAAGGTTGAGGGCGACTCAATGACGGCTCCAACAGGGGTTAGTATTCCAGAGGGATCATTAGTCCTAGTAGATACAGGAAGAGAGCCTATAAATGGAAGCTTAGTAATAGCCAAATTAACAGATACTAATGAAGCTACATTTAAAAAACTTGTTCTGGATGGCGCTAAATACCTTAAAGCATTGAATCCAGCCTATCCTGTAATTACGATAAATGGAAATTGCAAGATTATTGGAGTGGTTGTTCAAATGATGATGAGATTTGTTTAATAATAGCCCTCTACATGAGGGTTATCTCATACACCCACCTAAAAATATCTATTACACACTCCCACTAATAAAATTCTTCAAAATAAATTATCTTATAAAACAATAAAATATACTAAAAATTCATTATTTTAATAAAATATTGTACTTTTGGTTCTTGATTTATATGAACTATTGGTTCAATATATAACTCATCGAAGGCAAGGAGCCATAGATAAACAGGATGTTCGCTCTTTTACAAATTAATTCCCGCCATTGTGGGAAAGTTTCAAAACTCCAAGTGAGTATTGGGATGCGGTTACGCTGAACCAGATGCAAGCAAAACCAATGTCAGACGGTGTGAGTCCGTCGAGTAATAACAACGCTGTTGATCATTAACTTAGGAAGGTGACCAACAAATAAGGTGAAGTTATTGCAGAGGATGCAAGCAAGGCTGACAAGACAGTTCGAGACTGATAGCCAATGACCGCATCACCAATACTTACTAACCGAGGGTAAATTATGGCTCAAATTACTTACTTACCGCGCACTGGTAAGACAAATTCAAAGATGCGTCGTTATATCGCTAGAGGTGAATTAATGGCGCGTAAGGCTTTAGAAGAAGCTAATCGCGGTCGCACTACTGAGGAAATATGGGATTCAATAATTAAGCCAGTTGATGAAACGGATGTGCTGGCAAGTTTGGTGTTAAGTCTCAAATCAGCACCAGATACACGCAAAACATTAAAACTGAAAAAACAGCCGAGCAGTGAGTTCGGGGTGACGGCGAGATAAATAGGAGAAGTAAGATGAAATTTGAAGATTTAACAGAAGCGTCTCAAGAATCGGCTCGTGCGGTTCTATCAGCCATGCTGGTTGATAGTTATCGACGCAATTTTAAATTAACTCGTGATGATATTTTAGAATTAGGTCATAGAGTTAGAAAGGCATTTGTGACCTTGGAAAGCGAAGAGCCTAAAGCTGAATTATGTTCTGGTTCAGGTATGTGTAGTGACTTACATCCTGATGCCTCGTTAAGCGTAGGAGGGCTTGGCATTCAGCAAGGGCATGGAATTGCTATGAGTGAAAATAACGCAAATCAGTTAAGAAAAAAAGGAATGCTTTAGTTAACTAATCCCAGTCCATTCTGTGGGCTGTGGTGAGATAACTTTTTTAGACCAACAAACCAAAGGCGATAAATCGGTGCTCGCCTAATAAAAAGCACCGTTTGAATTGGAGGACTTATGTAAGCTGGCTTGCTAGCCTGAGCGCATCAGGCAACTAATCAGAGCTTATTACTTAGTGGGCTGTGGTGAGTTGATTAATAGATAGGAGATAGAGATGGAGATGGAGAGCAAGCATGACCGAATGAGTTTTTATTCAACCTATAACAGCAAAGCTGAGAAAAAACACAGGCGAGATGTTGAAGTAAAGCGCTTGATAGCTCTTGGTCACACAAAGAAATTTGCCCGCCAACAAGTTAAGCACATCAAATAGTCAGCAGTAACCCACTACTTAATCATTCATATCGCTATTAATAGTGAGGAATACGCACATAAGGAACATAGGAAATGGCAAATGATAATAACGGCTGGATTCGCTGTGATGAATTAACACCAGAAGTTAAAGATGATTTGATATTGCTAATTTGTATGGATAGCAAATACCCAGAACCGTGGTTAGGCAACATACTTGATTATTTTGGTAAGTTAGGCTCGCTTAATTCTTATTGTGGCAAGGCAACGCACTGGCAACCAGTTCCAAAAAATCCAACTAAATAACCCACTGCACCAACACCAGATAACCACCCTATCGCTCACCTAGCGAGGTAACAATGAAAACTAACTATTACAGCGCTATGCGTGATTGCATGGCGGTGCGTATCACTACGCCTCAAGCACGTAAAAATAAACGTACAAGCCCATGGTTATTCAGTTTAGCTGTGGTCATTGTAACAACCGTTGGAGTAATACCAACATTTGTAAGTTGAGGTGATTATGCAAATTTCATACAGCTACTCGAACGGAACTCGGGTAGTAGATGGCAAAACAGTCATGGAATTTGACGAAAGTAGCAAGCTCAGTATTGAGGCAGGAAGTTTCAGTGAGCTGGCCAAATTAACGGAAATTGACCAAATTGAGGCAATGGAATATGTGCTCGATTGTGACGACAAATCGCTTGAAAGGATTATCAATGCGATTGGCAAGGAAGCCTTTATTAACAGGATATTACGTGTTTCTAAGCTAAGGAGGGTTGCGTGATTACCAGCATATACGGACTCAGAAACGACTGGTACGAACGCCAAATGGAACGAGAAGCGTTTGTTAATTCTCAGGAAGAGAAAATATCAGTTGATGAGGTTATGGATAGCCTGCCCGAAGAACTACTGTGCATGGATTTGGCAAGGAAGTTAAATCCGGTATTTGAAATTAGCCCACAAGCACTTGATGCAGTTTTAGATGGAATTAGAACGGCTATTCAGATAGGGATAGATAAAGAGGTTTTAGGATGAAACCCGGTATCTATTACGACATTTCAAATGAGGACTATCACCATGGATTAGGGATCAGTAAATCTCAGTTGGATTTAATAAGCGAAATGCCAGCCGAATATATTTGGAGCAAGGAAGCTCCTGTTGATGAAGAAAAAATAAAGGCATTGGATTTCGGGACTGCTATCCACTGCCTTTTGTTAGAACCAGATGAATACAGTAAGCGATACAAGATAGGCCCTGATGTAAATCGTAGAACAAATGCAGGGAAGCAAGAGGAAAAGGAATTTCTCGAAATGTGTGAAAAGGAAGGTATCACACCAATTACTCATGACGATAACAGGAAATTAATGCTCATGAGAGATAGTGCAATGGCGCACCCTATTGCAAGATGGTGCTTAGAAGCTAACGGAGTAGCTGAAAGTAGCATTTATTGGAACGACGAAGATACGGACATTCTTTGTCGTTGCCGGCCAGATAAACTAATTCAAGAGCACCATTGGATTGTTGATGTAAAAAGCTCTGCTGACATTCAACGATTTGACCGTTCCATGTACGAATATCGATATCACGTACAGGACTCTTTTTATTCTGATGGATATAAATCATTAACAGGCGAATCCCCTGTTTTTGTCTTTCTCGTTGTTAGCACGACTATCGACTGCGGTAGATACCCAGTTAGAGTCTTCAATTTAGACCAACAAGCAAAAGATATTGGTCGAACAACCTACAAACAAAATTTAAGAACGTATGCAGAATGCCTAAAAACGGATGAATGGGCAGGCATACGTACATTATCACTGCCCTATTGGGCTAAGGAATTAAGGAATGAGTAACCCACCATTAGCTCAAGCTGACTTACAAAAAACACAAGGTACAGAGGTAAAGACCAAAACAAAGGATCAGCAACTAATTCACTTCATTAACCAGCCAAGCATGAAGGCGCAGTTAGCGGCCGCCCTTCCTCGCCACATGACACCAGATCGTATGATACGGATTGTGACAACGGAGATTCGCAAAACTCCAGCACTTGCAAATTGCGACATGCAGAGTTTTATCGGTGCTGTTGTGCAGTGTTCACAGCTAGGATTAGAGCCCGGTAATGCCTTAGGCCATGCTTACCTACTTCCATTCGGCAATGGTAAAGCAAAGTCAGGTCAATCGAATGTGCAGCTAATCATTGGCTACCGTGGAATGATTGATCTAGCCCGTCGCTCAAATCAAATAATCAGCATATCAGCCAGAACGGTAAGGCAAGGCGATAGTTTCCACTTTGAGTATGGATTGAATGAAAACTTAACGCACGTACCGGGTGAAAATGAAGATTCGCCCATCACACACGTTTACGCTGTCGCAAGGTTGAAAGATGGCGGTGTCCAGTTTGAAGTTATGACGCATAACCAAATTGAGAAAGTCAGAGCATCAAGTAAAGCAGGACAAAATGGCCCTTGGGTTTCTCACTGGGAAGAAATGGCGAAGAAAACCGTTATCCGTCGCTTATTTAAATATCTGCCCGTCTCTATCGAAATGCAGAAAGCGGTAATTCTTGATGAAAAAGCAGAGGCTAATGTCGATCAGGAAAACGCCTCAGTATTTGAAGGCGAGTTTGAGGAGGTAGGTAGTAATGGCAATTAACACAATAACGGCAAGTGGAAACTTAGGTAAAGATTGCGAACAGCGATGGACGCCAAATGGTAAGGCGGTTGCATCTTTTAGTTTGCCAGTGAAACAAGGCTACGGAGAACACGAAAAAGTATCTTGGGTTATCTGCAAGATGTTTGGCCCTAAAGCTGAAAAGTTACCTCCGCACCTAACCAAAGGAATAAAGGTTACAGTTACTGGTGAGTTCGTCATGGAAGAATGGACAAGCCAGAGTGGTGAGAAAAAATCAGCACCAGTAATTATCGTTAACCAATTAGATTTTGGCGGTAACGGTGGTAATCAGGCAGGAAGCCAGAAGCCACAGCCTCAAGGATGGGGACAACCTCAGCAACCGCAAGCACCAAAACAAGCATCGAGTAATCAAGCGCCGCAAAGTGAGCCGCCTCAAGATTGGGATGACGATATTCCGTTCGCCCCTATCGGACTCCCCTACCCACGCCACGCTATTTATGTGATTTAAACAAAGGATATAGCCATGAATAAATGCTGCTTATGCAAGAAAGAACTTGATGACTATAACGGGTATGAGTACCGAGGTTTTCATTCCTGCGAAGAGTGCTTTGACGAAGTCATTGCTCGTGTTGATAGAAAGCGCCAAGAGATTATTAGTCAATTCGATTCAATTTCTCGTCCATTAAAAGGGTTAGATATTCGACCTAATAATCCTATTGGTAAAGCTAATCAAGAATTATTGAAAGACTCTATCGAAGTTTGTAGTAAAGAAACTTTGTTAGAAAAAGAGTATCGCAAAGGAATTCTTTAATTAACCAAAGGATATATTTGCAAGGATGCAAACAGGAGATAGATATGAAAAAACTATATTGTCCAGAGTGCTCTGCTTATTTAGAGGGTGGTGATGGTGAATACAATGATTGTCATTGCGGATGGAAACAACCAACGGGAGAAGAAAATCAATCAACGCTTGAGCAGTTACAAGAAGAAAATAAGAAGTTGAGACAGGCAATTATTGATATACACAGTAATTGCGAGGAATGCGAATACCAAGGATATGGAACATTTTACGTCGTAGAGCAAGACTACGTTAATTATGCATATGAGTTAACGCAACAAACAGAATAATTTAACTCTCAGGGATGCAATGAAGAGGAATGAATAATGGCAATAGTTCAATTTTATATAGCAGGTGGTAGAGGCGAAGACCCGTCAGGAATTAGTGAAGATAACCTCTATGAATTACCAGATGATCATAATTTTAGTGCTGATGATAACCTCGATTCATGCATTGAAGCATGTGCAGAATATTATCACGCTGACTGTGACGGATGCGAGGATCGATGGCCGTTGCTATTCATGTTATGGATTGACGACCAATATCTTGGCACGTTTGAAGTTGAACGTGAGTTTGACCCAGTATTCTCAGCAAGTAAGGTGGAATGAATGAGTAAGCAGATGGTTTTAGTTGCAAGGACAAACAAGAAAACCCCGACTATTGGCGAATGGAATCACGATTAAACGCTATTCGTGAAGCATTAAAACAAATAAAGGTGAGTTAAGGAGGTATTTTGACAGTAGATTAGTCACATGGATGTGGGTATGATTCCTGCTTTAAGTAAGGGGGGAGTTATGAACGAAAGAGATTGGGTTGATTGGATCGTTATTGGAGCGAGTGTATTATCCTCCTTCGGTATTTTGGCCACTATTGCTGTTTATTTTTGGCAAAAAAAAGATAATAAAAGTAAACAAAGAGAGATAGATAGAAAGTTACTTTATTTTGTTAATATAAAGGCTAACGACTTCCTAGAAAAAATTAATAATGTTTTACACCTCATTGATAATGAGAAAAAATACCAGCAAATAGAAATGCAGAAAAACGACTTGTGCTATATTGAGGTCTTAGAGTGTGACAACCCTTTATTTTATAAAATAAACCTTAGATTAAATAGTAATGAATTCTTAGATAGAAATAATATACATGCGAGTTTGGATTTATTTAAGTTCATCCTAGAGGTTGATTCGTTAAATGAAGAATTTTTTAATAAAACTTCACACTATATTATATATGCATATATGTATGGTCCCGATGTTCCTGATGAGTTTTATCACTGTACAGATAAAAATGAATTAATTAATTTCTTACATAAAACCAAAGATAAAATAAAAGAATATTTAAATAGTTAGAGCTATTAACTCCCTGCTAGTGCAGGGTTTTTTATACCTAAAATTCAGAGTAACAATTCATGCAAATAATCGGATATGTATTACACATGTTAATACAGGGTTCTGCTGTGCCTGTTACGGAAGATATTTATACGCAATCGGAATGCAATAAACGTGCTGAATATTTAATGTCAGTGAGGAATGTTAAAGTTGTTTGTGGAGAGGTATGGAATGAAAGATAAATATTATGCTGGCTTGGAAAATTACAAAGATTGTATTGAGATTGAACCTACAACAAAAGATTGTTTTATTTTAAATACTCCATCTTGGAATATGGATGTGACAAAACAAGACTTAATTGACATCAGAAATACTATTAATGAAATACTAGGAGATGATAATGAATAAATACACCGAACTATCTGATTTCGAGATTAATTTATTAGTAGCTCAATCTGTTTTACCTGAAACGCAATACGATGTAATTAAACAAACAATGGATATTATCCAATTCCTTGTTGATGGCTCGTTTGGTTATCGCTTTTTCGACCCATGCAATAACCCATCAGACGCAATGCCGATTATTATTGAAAATAAAATAGGGTTATCACCAATGTACCATTCTAATAAATGGACAGCTGACTGCCTTGATTATGGCTTCATGTCAGTAAATAAAAACCCATACCGTGGCGCTATGGAAGTTTTTTTAATGATGAAGGATACGGAGAATAATCAATGAAACGAATTACATTATCAGAATGGAATAATAAATATTTCGCTAACCCTAGAAGTCAACGGCAATTATCTCGCTATATAAAGGAAGGTAGGTTATACCCTGCTCCAGAAAAGGTTGGTAGAGAATATGAGTTAGAGCCGTGGACAATTCTAACAAATGACAAAATGGTAAGGGAACCGCAATATTTAATGGAGAAAATTAATGGGCAGAAGCAGAAGTGCAAAGAACAAGGGTTTACCGCCTAACTTGTATTTGCGTAAAGGGATTTACTATTACAGGGATGTAAGAACTAAAAAGGAATTTTCTGTTGGCTCAAACAAATCATTAGCAATAACCGAAGCCATACAAGCCAATTTGGCTATTTATAAACCTAAAGAGTCATTAGTTGACAGAATTAATAATGTTCACTGTGTAACATTGCATGAGTGGCTTGATACTTATAGGGAGAAAGTAAACAACAGGGGGTTAAAAGAGAAGACGCTCTACGATTACGAATCAAGAATAAAGTTAATCAAATTACACTTTAATGACTGTCCAATTGAGAATGTAACACCAAGAGATGTAGCCACATTTATTTCAGAGTACCCTAAAAAGGCAATGGCAAAATTACTAAGGTCCACTATGCTAGATGCCTTTAATGAAGCTATTGCGGATGGTGTGATAAAGGAAAATCCCGTTTCCGTGACAAAGCCACCAAAAACAAGTGTTCAGCGATCAAGGTTATCACTAGAAGAGTTTAAATACGCCTTGGAGCACACAAATGACAAATATAGGCATATGTTCCTATTGGCGATACTTACAGCTCAACGTATTAGCGATATTATCAATATGAAGTGGGATGATATAAAAAATGATAGGCTGTATGTCACTCAAATAAAAACAGGTTCTAAAGTAGCAATACCACTCTCATTAAGACTGGAGTCTATTAGTTATTCTATTAAAGATGTTTTAAATCTCATGAATAGGAGCTCAGATAAAATCTGTGGCAATACCACAGCAAAAACATTAAGAGGTAAGTTTATCGAAGCCCTACCTGAGTATTTAGAGAATAAACCAACATTTCATGAAATTAGAAGTTTATCTGCAAGATTATATGAAGAAGAAAAAAGTGCTGAGTTTGCAAAGAAAATACTTGGCCACAAATCTATGAGAATGACAGATAAATACCTTGATGATAGAGGTAATGGCTACGTTGAATTGTGA